GATGCGGCCAAATCTATTTCATCAGCGCCTTGCGTAATCACCACCGAACCATCAGCGGAAACAAGCGTGCGGAATTCTAAGATACTTCCGTTTTTCTCTTGGAACACTTCGGCGCCGGTGCCAACGTTTGCGCCATCAGATACCGCGCCCGCAACAATTTCATCATTGATGGCGTTTAAATCAGTAAGGATGTTGAACAAATAATCTTCAAGGTATGGCGTGGCCACCATCACATCAGACTCAACAAGCACCATGCCCGCGTTTAAATTGTCGGTGGTTATATTAGCCATCCAATTCAATATCCCCAAAGGCGTTGTATGCCTGAAATCGGGTTGCATCGGTAATGGTCAATCGCAAGATGAAATCCTTGTGCCGAACAATTCGCCCGAATTGGCGCAACACAACGCGCTTGGCATGCTCACCAAAATCACCCAATGAAATTGATGAATGCGCGCGGTATGTATAGCCACCATCTTTTGAATATTCCACGATCATCACCGGGTTGGCCGTGGGATCAGTTGTTTGGCCCACTTCCATTTCAAATTCAATGTGCGGCAACGTCCAATCAACCGGAAAAGATATTGATGGCAACGTTAAAACGCGCCGCATTATTTCGCCGTTTTCATCCTTGGCGCCTTGGTCAAGCTCATAAATCAAACCCTTCACGATATCCAGGCCATAAAGCTTGTTATTGAACAACGCCGCCGCACCAACACGCCAAAACCCCAACCCTTCGGATTGCCGCGTGTGCTCCAATTGCGTTGCAAAATCATATGCCCACGTAAACCCCTCGGTTGGGAACGTTAAGCAATAGATTTTATGCGCCGGGCCATCAATGAAAAAACCGATGGCATCATCAGTTACGGAAAATCCGGGGAAGTTTGGCGTACCATCACCGCGCACCTTCAATTCAAAATCAAGCCCGCTGATGGTGGTCATTTGCTGGCCATCAATCACACGCACGGTATTATCATCAGCAAACCAGCAAAACACTTCACCGGCCTTGGCCAAGCTTGCATCGGCGGCAATGCCGCGTTCTTTGCTCGCACCAGTCACCACGCGCAAAGGCAATGTGGCCGAATCTACCGATTGCCAAAACTCTATTGATTCAGTGTTCAGGAACCACACGCCTGAATTCTTCTTGATGGCCGCCCGTAAGTTGTCCGGATTCTGTTCGGCGCTACCAAATGAAAGCGGGTTGTACGCGGCAAAATCGGTCACATCAGATAGAAAAAACTCGTTTGTATCACGGCGCACAAATATGCCACGCTCATTCAATACGGTGCCGCTAACTGTTGCGAAAAAGTTGGGATCAGTAATTTGAACAAGCCCGGCGCCATTAGTGTAAACAAACCCCTGGCCAATGCCGTTCAAGATCATTATTTGGTTATCACCAGGCGCACCGTTGGCAAAGATTTGCGCCCGGCCTGAACCATTCACAACACCCAACGCGGTGGCCACACCAAATTCATCAACGCGGAAAAGGGTTGCCCCACTTACGCAATACATAAAGCCGGAATTCACAAACAGGTTCGAGCGGCCGGGGAAATCCGTAAGCGTTGAAAACAAGGTCAGCCCGAATGAATCTTTTACCGTGGCATATTGGCCATCTTTCGCAATTTCAGGCAAAAGGTTCACCGCACCTTGGCGGGCTTTTACGCTGTTAAAATCGCGATCAGAGCCGCCCAATGATATCGGTTGTTTAGCCATGTTCGACGGGGTTTAACCTGATTGGATGAAATGATTGGTCAAACGCCAACGCTTCTTCAAGATACACTTGGGCATCTTCGCGAATCATCTGGCGCCTTTCCGGCGAACATCCAACCTTCGGGATCAGGCGTTTGGCCAATTGATATGTGAGCGCATCGAACCATTCACTTGGTAAATCAAACGTTTCATTGCCATCGCCGCTCATAATCTGCATTTGGCGTTCAGCGGTAAAATTAATGTAATCAACCGCCGATGAAGGCGCGTTCCACAAGTACATCACCCCTTGGGGTTCTTGCCGTGAATAATACGATTGAATTGGCGTTCCGCTTTGATCCTTGTTTGGCAAATCAAAATAATCTGCACGCGAACCGTTCACAATCGGAATTTCATAGTCTGAATTTTCACCGGCATGGCGGCGCACGCTGGTGATGCGTGAAACTGGAATAAAGTTTTGCGTGCTTTTGTAGGTGATCACATCCACGCCAATTGATGAAGTGGCCGTGATGGCATCGTTTAACGTCACAATGTTTGTGTCGGTATCAATCGCTTGTATGGTTGTCCACAACACCGCGCCGGTATCATCAGTGATACCAATGATGTTATCCACAGACATACCCACAACCGTGGCCAATTCCACCGTGGTATCCGTTGCAACGGCGCCAGCGGCCAACGTGGTGTTCACTGGATCGGTTGGGCTGTAATGGCGCACAATCGCACCGCTTGCCGCTGCAACCGTTAGCGCATCTTTCAACGTCACGCTGGTTGCATCCGGTATGGCCTCAATAATTGACCAAAACAATTCATTGTTTTCATCAATCACGCCTATCGGCTGACCAAGCACCATGTTTGCCGAACTGGTGACGCCAAGAACCGTTTGGCCAATAGCTTCATCAGCGGAAAGCGCCGTTGATTGGAATTCATTAACCAGGCGCGTGGCCGCCAACCTGAAATCATAAACGGCTTGGCCTTTCACCAAGAACAACGTGTATTCTTCTTGCGTCCAAAGGTGAATCCCTTGGGCTTCCCACGCTTTCAATAGGCTGTTCAAGCTGTTCAACGCTTGTGTGGTCAACGTGCCGCTTAAATCTTCCCCGCTTCCCACCGCTTGCAGCAATTCATATGCTTCTTGCAGGATATCGTTAAAGGTCAGATCAAGATTATAGGAACCGCTTGTGGCCATTGCTTATACCGGGTCAAAGTTGTTGGGTATCACGGTGATAACATCATCCGCGTTGCCTTTGCGCGCTTCCGGGTATGTTCTTTGTTTTGTAGGGATCACCGGGAAATCTTGCGGTTGGCGTGGATTCCAAGCGGCCGCAACCACCATGTAACCTTCCCACCGGCGTAGTAATTGCGTGCTTTTCATGCGGAAGCCAGTTACATCGCAAATGCTGTTTGATGCGTGTGGCTCAAACTGTTTATCAGGCAATCGAAGATATCCGCGCCCGCCCACCGTTTTCACTTTTGCCATCACTCAACCCCTTCATTCCGCATTGATTCATTCTAGTGGATTATAGAACCCACCGCGGCGGCATCAAGTGGCCCCGGCTTGCCTCACCCGGCTTGCACCAATAACAGTTGTGCGCTGCCGTTGGTAAAAGCTGTCATGTTAAGGCGAACCGCCCTGCACGGTAACGCAAGACGTAACACGCCAGCAGCGGTTAAGCCCGTGGGGATTGCCACCCATGTGGCCCCACTTACATCGGGATCATCCAAGGTACATTGAACCGCCACCGTATTTGTGCCGGTTTTTTTCAGTTGCAACCCAACGTTGAATTCGGGTTGCTCCCAATCTGTTTTGATGATTGCCGTGGTTACTGATGCCAAAACCGGCGTGGCTTGCGGGCGCATTTATACATCACTCGCAAGAACCAACAAAACCAGCTCCGCACGTAAATCATCAAGATCGGCGGCCACCAGATCAAACAACACATTTTCACCAAGTAAAGACATACCCGGATCAACAATAACGTTCTTGATGCCAACGGTGCCCACATCAACAGCGTTCAATATGCCGTTCGGGTCAGTTGTATTGCCAACAATCATGGTTTCAGCGCCAGCACCGGCGGAAGCCGTTGTGACATTCAGATAACCGCCCTGAACAACGCCATTTGCTGGCAATTCAACGCCGGTATCTTGTGAAGCAGTCGATGCAACCCCAACAATTGGGATCACAAACGTTTTTAGGTACGGATCAGCAACGGTGCCTTGTGCGTTTTGCGCGGTGCCCTTGCGGCCCGCCGTACCAATAGAATTAAATCGTGTGGTCATTTACTCATTCCTTAAATAGAACAATGGCGGCCCGAAGGCCGCCACCAAGTTCGACCGGGTTTTTACGCGCCGCTTCCGAAAGCGCAACGTGGATCAGTTACACCATAGGATTTGTAGAACATACCCTTGTGGCGATAGTTCGACGTACCAAAATCGTTATCAGTATCGAACGTGTAACCCATGCGTTCAAATTCCTTGAAGCCATCTTCCACATCGGTTTTGATAAACCAATCAGTGGCCGAAGTGAATCGGTGATTCACGTGATAGCCTTCGGGGAATATTTGCGCAACCGGGTTAATCGCGTTGTTGCCGGTGTCAGGTTCAAAGCGTGAAGCTAAGATTCTGTCAGCGGTGAAACGCAATTGGCGGGGAATGTGCAGTGATACGCCTTTGGCATCAATCAGCAAATCCGCACCATCACGGTAATCTTCAATCGCAATAAGCGCATCTTCAACCGCCGCTTGTGATAGCGCGGTGGCTACCGTGAAGCGGTTGGCGAAAGTGCCGCCCTTGCCAAGCAAGTGCGCGGTACTAAACAGCGGTAAGCCATCGCCAATCGGAAAAGAACCTGAATATGCATTGTTGATCACATCGGCCGCAATCTGTTCATCAGTGTGAACCAATGAACGTTTCAGCATTTTGCCAGCTTTCGCAATCAGATCACGATAAAGGTTATTCATTTGCGCTTCCATCGTGATGATGGTGCCCAATGCATAAACAATGTGCGTGTACGTGGTCGC